GCCGATGCTGCATCCTTGTTCTTCAAGGCAACTGTGTTGTAGATACCATACCTGTCCTCAAATGATACGATATCCATCATTCGCTTTCCTTCAGCATCAACCTTATTCATCACAAAGTTCAGGTAAGGACGGAACGACTCAACCATCTCCTTCGTGGGGAAGACAATATACTCGTAAAACAGACCACCTCGCTTGCCACACTGTGTTGCCTCTTCTAGACGTGCATATCCCAATGGTTGGCGATTGGATGCAGCACCTTGGTCGGTTGCACGTTCTTCACCGGTCAAACATGCAGGATGTTCGATAATAGCACCTTCTTTGGTAGCATCTGCGGGAGGTATGTAGGTATAGCTATCCGTCAACCAGAGATACTCAATCGGTAGCTGAATAAGATTCGCTGAAGCCGCAAATCCGCCTTCCGTAACAACCATCGACAGAATACGGTCATCGGCCTTGCCTGCATTTTCAGGACGAGCAGAAGCTTCTGTCCATGCATCCAACAGGCGCTTTGCATTTGGAGTATTTGCAAAGAACATGGTTCCACCGGATGTTTCAAAAATGTAAGGGTCAAAACACAAATCATTCTTCAGATACTTTCTTGATGAACGAGGATCGATGTTCCATCCACGTGCCATGAAATCAACATTCTGAATGTCAAACAGAACAGGATACTTGTGTATCAACATATCACCGTCAATGTAGAGAACGCTGCGACCTTGACAAGCCTCCAATGCTTTCTTGATGAACATGGGCTTTGCGTTGATACCCTTCTGGTAGTTAGCCGGTGAATCAAAATATGTATATTCAGTAGAAAGGTAATTGCAGTTGGCCTTCTTACATGATTCTTCCCACTCTTGAATCATCTGGGCAAATGTGTATGGCTCAGTAAATTGCCCATCGGCTCTTAGTTTTTCCACTGCTCGAGTATATTCTCTTCCAATGCGGGCTTTGATTCCAGGAGTGTTGAAATACGGAGTAATATACTCATGGCGTGTCCTCAAAGCGGCCTTGTGTGCATCGCGTTCTTCTTGGGTGAGATCTCCGTCCTTTTCCTTGTACAGCTTTCCCCATTTGCCCACCTCCTCATAAATTGCACGAAACTCCTCATCCTCTTCTGCAAGTTCTTCTTCAATCGCTTCCTTAATCGGTTCAATAATTTCTTCAGGACAAGGACGCTGGAGGTTCTTGTTCATATTTGCACGTCCCCACCAATACGTAACGACCACAAACTTGCTGTTAGGATTCACCAGCAAGTTAGGTTTCAGTTCTACAGCATCGACAACCGCCTGAATTTCGGGGTTGCCTCCGCGAAGTTTATGTTGCCTGGGGGTTCGTCGTCTTCCCGTCATTGTATTTGAATGAGGAAGGATTTCAACGCCATCAGCCGGTAGCGGAAAGCTTCGACCTTCATATTCATCTGGATATGCGGGTCTCGAACGAAGATTCCAGTTCTTCATATTATAATGGAGAATGGTATATTTATGATCGGTATCGTTGCATTATCGGGTATAATTTGGTTAGGTAATCGCTGTTTAAACAGAGCAAGGCATGAGGCAGAGCTTAATGTCTCCCAGGTTCGCAATGACGTAGCGAATCATGAGGAACCAGTCGTTCTTCATATGGATCTCCAGGTTGTTCGATAGATTGGAACACTTGGTAAACAGCACCAAGTGGGGCAAACTATATGTGCCGGATACAATCTCATCGTTCTCCTTCTTGGTAATGGACATCTCAGTTGCATTGTCATTGCCCATCGTAACTGTCTGTGATGCAAACGGACCCTTGCAAGAAAACGTCAACGTATTCCCAACATTCTTGATATCCACCGTCTTGGCAGACAGCAGTGTCATATCCCTGCAAATCTTCTGGAAATCCAAAGACGGCATGGTAATCCGAGTGGCAAACTCAGTATCGGGCATGGAAATATCAGAATCATCCCTGTCCAGAAGGTTCAGCTTGTAACGAATACGACGCTTCTTCTCACCATTCTCCAGAGTGACTGTGAGGTGATTGGACTCTGAACGCGACACAGAAAACGTGATGGTATCGTCGTTGGTGACGGTCTTCACAATACGATAAAAGTGGTCAGTGTTCAGACCCACATCCAACTTCGGAGCAGTGTGATTATACTCGTAGTGCTCGAACTTGTTAGCATAGAGGCGCATGTGAGTCAGAACAGTGCGAGTATTGTCCATCGCAATCATGCGGATACCATCCTTATCAAAGACAAGTGACATCTCCACAAGCATGGACTTGAGGCCCTCTGCAAGAATACGAATGGGTGCGGTCTGAACTGTCTTTGCAACCACCAAGTCGTCACTCATTTGTTTGTATCTACCTTCGGCGGGACATGAAAGTATCTTTACGCAAAGTAATGAAGTTGTCTATTCTTGCTGCAGTAGTATCCATCGTGGCCACGTTCCCTCAATTGTATAGCACTCTTCAGACCGGAATGCTTCGTGATCATCATCCATATACTCCAATTCTGTCACTCATTGCCAACCTTCTTTTATTCATACACGGGTATCGAACAAAAGATGTAGGTATTTTAGTCTTGGGTGCTTGGTTTAGCTTCTATAATGTTGTATTGGTGTATTTCAAGTTACTTCGACCTGACAAGGAAAGGATAAACAAACAAAATAACAAGGATGCTTAATACTGCAATATCAAACCAACGCACAATCTTCTTGTATTTCACAGGTAACTCTTCATACTCCTCATTGTAGTAGGAAGGTTTTGCCCAACCCGACAACCAACCCAACAGAGTGGGTTTCAACCGATCATTACATTCGTAGATAACATCATACCATGCCATCAAGATATACGCAGTTGTTGCCAGCAAGAATGCCATCACAATCCGATGAGCCAATGCAACCGGATGAGGTAACCAATACACTACCAGTGTAAATGCAGAAAAGACCAAACACTTTGGATTCAAATACAATGGAGTCCCAAATAAACCGCCTCCCATTAATACATATACTGAGATAACTTGTTATTTAGATATCGTATATTCATACCATTTTGCAAAAGAGTAGCAAGATATACCGAATCTTCGATACGGTAATATCGTTCTTCGATAGGATACTGAAATTTGGAAAATACTTCTTTCATGATGCCGATGTGAGCATGATGAAATGGTTTTTCAATACCCTGTGTTCTACAACCCGGTTGAGTAGGATTTTTAATGATAATATCATCTGTTAATTTTAATTCATCTTCTACTTCACAAGGAACACCAGAACCTTCTTTGACGAACTGGTAATTATGAACAATTACATCGCATTTTGCCTTGTCAAACCCTTCAAGTATAAACTCCAACCTTCTTGGATGCATTACATCGTCTGCATCGATGAATGTTATGATATCGGTTCCCAACTCTCGTGCTGCAATGTTTCTATTCTCTGCTTGGACAATCCTCCGTCTCCAATAGAGGATAGTAACGGGTATTCCTCCACATACCATATCCTTCCTATCATCTGAACTCCAAGACGAACATGAGATAACCACTCGATCAGGTTTCCGAGTTTGTCCAATCATGTTATCAATTAATCCGTTGATATAGTGATGATGAGGTTCATAACAGGGAATCGCAACCCCGATTGTAGGCATTACTTTGTATAGATAATGTAGAGAAGTGAATAGACCGCAAGAACACCCAAGAATCCAACCTGGTCATCAGTCAAATTGTTATCGAGGGCTTCCATCAACAAGACAGAGGCAGCAACCATACCTGCATCAGCCAGCAGAATCTTCCACGAACCCTCTGCTGCATAACGTTTGAACAGGTCGATAATTGCATTCTGACCATCTGGAACACCACGAATCACCAACAAGTAAAAAAGAACATCATGAATCAGCTGAATCACAACAGCTACACTCACCAATCCCCATCCCGACAGACCGGGGTAAATCAACTGAGCAAGTGCAATTCCCAGCACAATAATCAAAATATCCGAACCGACTGCAACCAAGCCGAAATCCTTATACCAAGTGTTGAGAGCATTCGTCAAGTGTACAAACTTGGAGAGGACAATGACTCCAAAATCCACCCACGCAACTGAGGTCAATAGAGCCAACCAATGTATCATTGTATTAAAAACGGATTTGTTTCAATCAGATAACTTAAACTGCCCGCACAAACATGGATTCCGTAACAGCAGCAATCAAGATTCAGTCCGTCTGGAGAATGTGGATTGTTCGCAGGAGATATGTTGAAACCGATACAGAGTCAGAATACAGCTGGGATTCGATGGATATGGCAGAAGCATGTGCAATGCGGTCTTATCACAACTTTCACTGTGGCGGATACTAATAGATAATGGCGCATACTTGGGCAGCCGATTATGTTCACGAATACAAGGATTCTGGAATTCTTCTCATGAAACATAAGGACGTGTTTCGTGATACTGCCTGGATTCTAGTTCTTCCCCACCCAGACGCACAAATGATACAATTCAAGACGCTCCACTACATGAAGTATAAGGATAACGCTTTGTTTCTTCTGTCATCCACCTCTGATAAGCATTCGTATCATCGTATTGTGTTAGGAGAAAACGACCAAAATATTATCACATTGGATTTATACGATTGGCTCCGTGAAAAGACATGCCCCTCTCCCGCACCGCCTTCTGCTACATAGATGATGATATGGAACAATTTGGTTCGCATAGCATCTTCTTTAAATCTGAAGAACGACGAGGTGATTTGTTTAAGATTCTTTTTATTGAGCATCATGTTTTTGAGTTCAGACATATCTACATGTTTCATCTTCGCGAAGAATCCAATGACATTCTGATATCGTATCGCGACCATGAATATGGAAGACCAACGTCGGTTGTTCTCAAGCACAGGGCGGACAAACATTACGGACCCGCGTTACCAGTGGATGTGGAATTGATTGAGTTTTACGAGTGGTTGCGAGTGAAGCTTTTTAGTCCTTCTTCACAGCACCAAACTTCCCCTTCTTTGTCTTGTAGCCCGCCTTCTCAAGACGCTTCTCTTTCTTTGCCTTCATCGACTTTTTACGAGACACAATCCGACCCCACTTGTTCATCTTCAGATCCTTCTTCGTCAGACCGCCAGACGTGTGATGAGCAGTTCCGTGCATAACCTGAGCCCTAGAGCCAACCTTTCTATGTGCGCCACCTTGCTGCTGTTCCATTTACCTTCTATGTAGGAATTTTAACAACTGGACATCTCGTTTCGGCTGACGAAACTCAAACTCTTTTTGTTCGATAGGAGGTTCTACATCAATATATCCTTCCTCAATTCTTCCGCAGTAGATGTCATTTGTCCATTTGAATGGGAACTCTACCGCATGCTCGCCCACTCTTCCCCTATTGTTGCTATAATGAACCAACAATCGAGGAAGAACCTTTGGATAAATCGCATCATACAAGAAGTTCTGGTCATGTGCAAGACGATGACCTTTGCTCTTGTCTTCTATATACTTGGCATACTCGTCTCGCAGTGACACTCCTGCGCTCTTTCGAATTCCCCAAAGACCTCCCATTAGAGGTGCAGTATGTTCAATATTATCTCGAATGGTATGAGCAAGAAATCCTGATTTGACAAATTCATTAATTGCCCACCTGTCCTTCCAATGAATAATACTATCTGCATCACGCACCATCATCAAATCAACATCTGGTTCGTCAATGGTATAGAAGCGATGAATCATGTTTGCAGACCCAGTCACTCCAGTTTCGCGAAGCACAACATTTGGATGTGTTTTGAGTTTTTCAATAAAGTCTGGTTCTACATCCGGTCCAATCCACACAAAGACTTTCCAATCTGGGAAGTGTTTCTGTGCTAGAGTAATATTCGCAATCATGCCCGGATAATAACGCTCATTGTATCCGCCATATAAACAGAATGAGAATGTATTTACCATACTATGATATCTGGTAAATCTTTCGCTGAAAACTGTAAATGGGTGGTTGATGTACGATACCCAGACAGACAAATGTTTAATTATGCAAGTGCTTCCAATAACGACTGGGTGTTTATCAATGGAGATTATATTCACGAGTATAACCGAAGAATAACGCCATTTGTTCGAACAAAGAAGTTCAATATCATTGTGCACAATTCTGATAGACCTTTTACATATGAGACATTCAGTTCGATGCCATGTGTCAAACATGTGTATGCAATCAATACTACATTTCAACATCCAAATGTAACAACGATTCCGATTGGATTCATAGACAAACAACTACCGTTCATAGAAAGCTTCGTAGATAAGACACTTGAACGCGATATTGAAATTTACTGCAATTTTACCACATGTAATAATGCCCCAAAGAGAAACCAATGTATTGCTGCATTTGAAGGAAATCCAAAGGTCTTTACCGAGACAAAGCTACCAGTAGTTGAGTATTACAATCGCCTTTGTCGTTCAAAATTTGTATTGTGTCCAGAAGGAACGGGTATAGATACGCATAGAGTTTATGAATCTCTCTTGTGTGGTGCTATACCAGTCGTTCTTCATAATTCGCTCAGTCACTTGTATGAGAAGCTACCTGTTTGTATTCTCGACAAATGGACAGACCCATTCTATGTTCCGGAGAACAAGACGTTCAATACAGATGTAAAACATTATCTTTGGTAGGTAAATGAATAGAGATTCTCGAGAGTATGATATATTGGGGGAAGCAGCGTGGATGATTCGTGATATCGATGGTCTAACATGTGAAATTGGTGTTCGTGAAGGAGGAGGAACAAAGGTAATATTGGACATGACAATAGCATCTGGAAGACCCAAGGTGCATATTGCAATCGATCCATTTGGAAACATTGAGTATCAACATTGGGAAGATAGGATTGAAAGAATTGACTACACCAACAAGATGAAAAATAGAATGCTACAGAATCTATATGGATATTGCTCTCAAACGGGAGCAGAGTGTCTCTTCTTTCCTTTAGAAGATACTGAATTCTTCAAACGATATGCAGACGGTGTTCCTATATACGACAATTATAAGCGTATTGAGAACAAATATGCACTTGTGTTTTTCGATGGACCACATACAACGGAGCTAGTCAAGAATGAATTTAACTTTTTCAAAGACAAGATTCCTGTTGGAGGAGTACTTGTGTTTGATGATATAGATCAGTATCCGCATATGGAACGTCTGGATGAATACATTCAGTCCTACGGATTTCAAATTGTTCGCAAGGGTTCATGTAAGCTTAGTTACAAGCGAATCGAAGATATTCATCACTGATTTCGGATTGAACCTTTCATAACCATTGTTTGACATATCTATTTTCCAAGACCCAGATGCAAGGATTTTTAATAAATCATCAATCGTTGTATATTGAATACATTGATTTCCCAGTGTTTCAATATGTGCACGTTCTGGACAGCCAGAATATGTAAGAATTGGTTTTCCACATACCGCAAACTCCCCACATGAAAGCCCGAATGTTTCTCCTCGTTGTCTTGCATGAAGCATTACATCGCACGTATTGATGAATTTACGCTTGACATACAAGTCCGTTGTTCGGGGCAAGTACAGAATTCTGGGATGATTAGCAAATGGTTTTGTATTCATAGTCAAAAAATACATGTTTGGATGTTTATTCAGAATCTTAACAACTGCATCGTGTACAAACGGAATATCAAATGAATCATATGACCCGTATCGTCCAATTACAACCGCATTGTCTGGAATTCCTAATTCATGTCGGAATGAATCACTATGTTTATCGACATGAATCATATGCGGTAACACTGGAATATCTGTAGAATGAAGTTTATTTAGAGAATCGCTGATCGCACAATAGACAGATCCATGTGGAAAGCGAGTTGTGAAGACACAGTGCACTATGGTTTTGCATTTCGTTGTATAAAACCAATCAACTTCGCCTGATTTTATGACATATAAGCAATCAATGGACTCTTCTACAACAATCTTATCAATATCTGATTGTTGAGTAATGTAGAACATAGGGAATCTCTTTTCAAATTTTGCATAAATCTCTGAATGTGTTTGCCGAAAATCCCGAGTTAATATGGTGGATTGATTTCCAAGGAGAAGTTCATTGAAATGCGCATAATCATAAAGTGCTACTTCAGTTCCTCCATACGATATGTGATTAGTCAAAAAAGCAATTTTCATTAATAGCTTCACACAACTGTTTCTGGGTTTTCAAACACAGTTGTTGGGTGTTTCCACCCGTATTTATGTTTTTAATTATTTAGCATCCCACAATCACAATCACTAAGACCTCACGCTTAGTTGGAGTAGGCCAGACCACCCATGCCGCTCATCACACGCAGCACGTTGTAGTTCACCGCATACACGCGCACCTGAGCCGTGCGACCCTGGCGCACCGTGTTGACGGACACCGTCAGCTGCAGGGTAGCCTTGTCGATACGGGAGAAGTTGCACGTGCCGCTGGGCTGGTGCTCCTCCGGCTTCAGGGCGAAGGAATACACGTTGATACCCGGAGAAGGCGTGCGGCTGTGGTGCTGGTAGGGCTGAACGCGATCGAAGTACCGGCCCTCACGCTCCGTAAACCTATCCTGACCGTTGAGCTGCAGCTTGGCAACCTCCACGGGGTTCTTGCCCGAGCACTTCACACCCGAGTCCAGCACCACCTTGGCCAGCAGGTAGTTCGTGGTCGCCGCGAACACCTCCTCACCCAGGTCAGAGCCACCATCCAGCCAAGAGGGACCAGACAGGGAAGGACCCTGAGTGAAGCCCAGGCCAGCGCGCAGGTAAGGACCAGAAGGACCATCACCTGTCGTGGTAGGCATCTCAGCAGCAGTCACCAGAGAAGAGTTGCTGGACAGACCCAGAGAACCGCGGGCCAGGATGTCCATGACCACACCCTCCGTGCTGAAGTCATCCGTGTAGTTGAACGGCTGGCAGCCATTCACCTCCTTGATGAAGTTCTGGCCGGGCGTGCAGTCCACAAACGAGTCGCGCTGGACAACCCACACGAGCTCCTTCACGGGGTGGTTGAAGTTCAGCTGGATCTTGTTGCTGGAGCTGGTGATGCTCTCGGCGCCAGTGAACTGCAGCTGCTCAATCAGATACTCGTGGGTCTGCTGGGCAAACCTGCGGCGCTCCTCAGTGTCCAGGTAGATGTAGTCGATGTAGAGGGAGGCAGCCGTCAGGGACTGGATGGAGGTAGAGGGAGCACCGGAGCCCTGCTCATAGTAGCAGCAGTTGATCCACTGCTCGAACTCCACGTTGATGCGCACCTCGTGGTACTGCAGGGCGATCAGGGGGATGGCCAGACCGGGGTTGCGGCAGAACCAGAAC